ACTATTAAACTTATCTATGGTATTTGCTTTTATGAAGTCAATTCTTTTATTTGGTTGACATTGAACTTTAGTAAATACATGATTTTCTTTTTCACAAAAAGACATTAATTTTTTGTCTGCTTCATCATCATAATCTTCTTCTCTAAATTTCTTTTCAGACTCTAGAGTTGTTATGAACCCTGTATCTTTAAATCTTTCAAATCCGTCATGCAGAGATATTAAGTATCTTAAAAAATCTCCAAAGGTGCCTGC